ATTCTCCTGGTACTATAGATAATGTCCTTTTAGTAACCACAGATGATCCTACAGGAGTGGCTCCAACCAATGGTGGTAGAGCCCAGATGTTTGGGTTTAATACAGGTTCTCCAAATGTAACTAACGCTATTAGAACAGAAGGAGGTGGGGCAACTATTATACCTGGACCAGGAGTAGCTTATCCAACTGCATTAATATTTACACCAAATATATTTAATTGTACTAATGCTTTAAGTACAGATGGTGTATATCAAACTTCTAATTTACTTGGAGGTAGAATAGAAAATGTTACATATGCTGTTGCTGTTGATATTGGAGCAGCAGGAGTTGGTTTAGAAAGTTCTATTTATAGAATATCAGCTAATCATCAGCCTAAATATTTTTATAATCCAGAGGTGGCTGGTAAATCAGAATTTACATTAGTATATACTCAAGAACCAACCACTGAATTTGGTTCAAGTTATAATATATTTGGGTTTGAACAACTATCTGCAGGAATTGCAGAAAAAGGTGTTGAGTCTTCATTTGGTAAAGGTGCTCCTTATACTACTGGAATGGTTATTCTTAATGCTACAAATTGTCAAATTATAAATGTTGCTAATGGTATAACAGATATAACTCCAGATGCTATAAGTAAAGATGGGAGTTCCTTTGGATTTCAAACAACTGCTTCAAATAATGGTATATATATAGGTTCATTAAGAAAAGATGTTAATGGAGATCCTTTACCGTTTTTTGGATTACAACTATCTACAATTATTGCAGCTATTGGAAGTGTTGGAGATTATCTTATTGAAACTTGGGATGGAACAGGATGGAGAACTGTTAATGCTATGAGTACTTCTGTTACAGAAGGTTATCCTTATGGTATGAATCACTTTTTAAGAGCTGATTCAGAAGAATTTGTTAGAGCTGGAATAACAAATAATAGTTTCTATCAGCCTAATGGATTTTATGAAGTATTGGAAAATACAAATTGGCAACCAGTATCTGTTACTCCTGTAGCAGGACCTTTAAATGGTATTGCAATAAATTCTTATTGGCTAAGAATAAAAACTACTACTCCTTCAGGAGGAGGTGTAACATATCCTACTTTTGAACAATTTAAAGTAATGGATAGTGCGTTTAATATATCTAAAGTAGGTATACCATCTGGATCTGGTTTAGGAATGTTTAGAAAAACAATATCTTTAAATGGTAGAGCATGGTCTGGTTCATTAACTGCTGGCATGAATCCAACAATAGATTTAGGAACTTATGCAGCAACTGTTGGTAATACTACAGGAGATAATTGGACACAAGAAATTAATTATTCAGTAATTGAGGAAGGGGATTCTTTAAGTGTTCAATTTCCAATACCAATAGGAACATGTACAGCATTTCCTCTTAAAATAAAATGTGTATTTAATTTACAAACAGTTGATGCTGGAGCTCCAGTTGTTTCTGATTTACAAACTGCTCCACATCTGGAAATAACAGCAAATGTTTTACCACAAGCTGGATCTGGGAACTTAATTGCAGATCCTGCTGGAGGAAAAACTTTAGTTAGAAGAGATTTTACAGATGCAGATTTATTATCTGCAGCTGGATCAAGGGATCCTCTTGTTAATTTAATAACTGTTGATGGAAGTGCTAATATAATAGAAGGAGCAGTTGCAGGAACATTATGGACAACTTTAGAAAATATGATTCATGAAATAGAATTATGTGAAGTAGATATAGCTTCTCTTTATGAAAATGATGTAATTATTTTAAATATTGCCTATACTACTGATCCTGCATTATCAGGTATGGATAATCATATGGATATCACTCCATTTACCTTAATAGTAGAAGGTGTTTTCCATCAAGATGGAGCAGGTATATGATCTTAGAGAAAAATCCAAACATTGAAATAAGAAAAAGTATACTCCATGGATGGGGTGTATTTGCTATTAATGATATTCCAAAAGATACTTTATTGGAGGAATGTCATGGTTTATTTCTTTCTAAAGATGAGTTTAAAAAGATTAAAACTATCCCAGGAATTGGTTGTAATAGCTTTACAGTAAGTAAAGATGAGGTGATAATACCACACGGTTATGGTGCAATATATAATTCTAGAAAAGATAATACTGTTACAATAAAGTTTAATAAAGAAAAGAGAACATTAGATTTTTATACTAAACAAAATATTAAAGCAAATGAAGAATTATTTCTTAATTATGAATTTGCAAGATTAACGTATAAAAGTAAAAATATACATTTATAATTTCTTACACATTTTAAATTTAAAAATTTGTAAAGTTTAAACTTTATAAGTATATTTACTTATTACAAATTTTTAAAACCAAAAAAATGTCAGAAGATATTAATGAAAATCAAGATCCTCAAATGTCTATTGAGGAAATGAAACAACGTAGAGATGAGATTACAGAATATTACAATGAAGAAATACCTCATCTTCAAGTTAAAGCAGATTACGAAGAGCTTATTACAAAAATTGAAAAGGCTAAAAATGAAAGAATTTTAGGTCAATTACAAATGGCACAAATAATGGCCCCTCCACCAGATATGGAAGAACCAATGTTAACTCCTGAAAATCCTGTACAAGAAAAACCTAAAGTTAAAAGTAAAAGAACTCTTAAAAAAGCATGATATGGATTTTACTAACGAACAAGTAAAAGCTGCTGTATTATCAAAAGGTTACGCATATTTTACAAATGGAGATTATAATGTAAATATTGTTGGTATAAGAAACTCAGATACTTGTAATAGAGTTACAAATCATTATGATGATCTTATTACAATTTCATTTAAAAAGAAAGATACTGGTCCATGGTTTTATCATCAATGGGCTTCCACCACAGACCCAGGAAAATATTGGATGGATCATCCTATGAATAAAAATGGATGTGCCATTCTTGTTCCTAATCAGTATCGTTCAGTATATTCTATTGATAAACATAGAAATAAATATTATGCATTATGTCAAAGAAATGGTTCAGTTGAAGTATATAGAGATGGAAATGAAGATGATATATATGATTTAGATCCTGAAACAGAACAAACTGGATATTTTGGAATTAATATACATAGAAGTTCTGCTTATGATACTACTACAAAAATTAATAAATACTCTGCAGGGTGTCAAGTATTTGCTGATCCTTTAGATTTTAAACAATTTATGAATATTGTTAGAAAATCAAAAAAAATATGGGGAAATAAATTTACTTATACTTTGATAGAATCAAAAGATATAGAATGATAATAAATCAAGTTGAAAAAAAAGGAGAATTAAAATTATGGCAGATAATAAGATTTCAAATTTTGTTATATTGTTATTTTAATGATATTATAATTCCTGAATCAGATTTAGAATGTTTAACACTTTTAGCTTTAAATGGTGAATCTGAATTAACTTCTTTTTGTAATGCTGCTTGCAATGATGAACAAAAAGATAGAGATTCAGATTTAAATCATGAAAAAGAAATATTTAAAAGTCCTCAATGTGTTAGAAATTCAATAAATAGAATTGAAAATAAAAATTTAATTGTTAAGAATGGAAAAGGAAGAAAAAAAATATATGTTACTCCAAATATGAAATTACAAACTTCAGGGAATATATTTATTAATGTAAAATTATTAAGAAAAGAATATGAACCCCAAAAAGATTAATTCTATTATTACAAAAACTTCTCAAGAATTAAATCTTTCTGAATCATTAGTAGACGACATAATTGGTTTTTATTGGAATCAAGTTAGAAATTCAATTAATAATGCAGAGCATGCTTCATTAAAAATAAATAGTTTAGGTACTTTTAAAGTTAAAAAATGGAAATTAGATTCATTGATTGAAAAATATAATAATCATATTGAAAATTTAAGTAAAAATAATTTTAAATATATGACTCTTCAAAGGCATGCTATTTTAAATTCTATAAAAGAAAAATTAGAAAGATTAGAATCTGTAAAAAAAGAGATATTATTAGAAGAAAAAAGAAAAGAAGAAATAAAAATTAAACGTGAAGAATACATCAATGATAAAAATATGGAAAGCAAAGAATCAGATTCTTGAAGGAATTAAAAATAAAATTTTTAAAAAAGAAGATGTTGAATTAATTGCTAAAGAAAGACAAAATATATGTGACAAATGTCCTCATATTAATAAGAATGGAGATAAATGTTATTTGAAAGGTACACAACCATGCTGTTCTTTATGTGGTTGTGATCTTTCTTTAAAAACTAGAGCATTATCTGCTGCATGTGATGATAATAGATGGGATGCAGTTTTAAATGAAGAAGAAGAAGATCAATTAAATGAATCATTATGAGTTTAATATTTGAAGAAAAAGGTCATTTATATAAAAGTATAGATCCAAATGAAGAAATAAATTGGACTAGTGTAACAGCTATTATATCTAAGTTTAAAGAACCATTTGATGCAGATGCAATATCACTTAAATCTTCTAAAAATAAAAGATCTAAATGGTATAAAATAGCACCTAAAAAAATATTAGAAATATGGAATGATGAATCCAATAGAGCAATGTCTCTTGGAACATTTTATCATAATCAAAGAGAAACTGATCTAATAGATTTAGATACCTTAACAATTGATGGACAAGCATTACCAATAATTCCACCTAAAATAATAGATGGATTAAAATATGCACCTGATCAAAAGTTAATTCCTGGTATTCATCCTGAACATTTTGTTTATTTAAAATCTGCTGGAATATGTGGACAAGCAGATTATGTAGAAATTATAGGAAATAAAATTAATATTACTGATTATAAAACAAATAAAGAAATAAAAAAAAATTCATGGAAAAATTGGGAAGGTATTCCTAAAATGTTAAGTGGACCAGTATCACATATAGAAGATTGTAATTTGAAACATTATAATCTTCAATTAAGTTTATATATGTATATTTTAATAAAACATAATCCAAAGTGAAAACCAGGTAAATTAATATTACAACATGTAATATTTGAAAAAGAAGGAGAAAATGAATATGGATATCCCATTACTAAATATCAAGAAAATGGAGATCCTATTGTAAAAAATGTAAAGAAGTATGAATTACCATACTTAAAAAAAGAAGTAGTTGGTATAATTAAATATTTAAAAACAATATGATAACTAAATTATTTGATATAGAAAATGACAAACTGGTTCCAACAGAACATTGTTATACCATTAAATGGTTAAAAGATATAATGGATGAATATTCAGAAAATGAAGAATATTTGAAAGTATATTCTTATTTATTTTATATGACATGCCCAAATCCAGATACTAATCCATATTTTAATGTTATAGAAACTGATAAAGAAGAATTAATATTAGAAGATATTGATATAGAGTTTTCAACTGAAGATCCATTAATAAGATTAGCATTAGACAAATGTGAGAAGTTATATGAAACACCTACTTCTAGGGCATATATGGGTATTAAAAAAGCTTTAGATAACATAGCAATTTATATGGCAAATACTTCAATTACTGATGGAAGAGATGGAAATATATCTCAAATTAGAGCAGTAGCAAAAGATTTTGATAGTATAAGACAATCTTATAAAGGAGCCTTTAGAGATTTACAAGATGAACAATCATCTCGTGTAAGAGGTGGAAAAGGATTAGCTTATGACCAATAAAGAATTATATAATTATATATTTCATTTCAACCATCATACACAATTATGGTATGCTATTCCAAGAGATGATTATAGAGAATATTGGAATAAATCTTCAGATAAATTTTTAAGATCAGGTGATATTAATACTTTAATGTATAAAGTACGACTTTTAGAAAAAAGTAAAAAAGAATGTTTAGAGAAGAAAATTATCCAATAAAAATACCAACATTTGAAAAAGATCAATGGATTGAAACTGAGTTTGAAACTCAAAATAAATTTATTGATTTTTTGCTATCTATATTTAAAGAACCAGGAGAATGTGAATTTGATGAATATATTCATAAATTTAATGAACAAGCCCAGTATTATAATGAAAAAGGATATTATTGTAAAGCACCTTTTAGAAGTAAAGATTTTAGAAAATATTGGGATGAGCAAAAACATAAATGTAGAATAGGTGTAATATATAAAAACAATAATAAATCTTGGTTTTTATCAAGAGATTATTATATGTGGTTAAATTTTTTACCAATTTTTGATAAAGAAAAAAATATATATGATTTCCCATTAGTATGGGATGTTCAATATTATATGTCTTTATATGAAACATTAGCTGAATTAAATAATAAACATTCTGTAATTCTAAAAAAACGACAAATTGCATCTTCATATTATCATTGTGCAAAACTTATAAATCAATATTGGTTTGAAGAAGGAGCTAAATTAAAAATGGGAGCATCATTAAAGGATTATATAAATGAAAAAGGATCATGGAAAATGATTCAAGAATATTCAGATTTTCTTAATGAGCATACTGCATGGGTTAGAGCACATAATCCTCAAAAAGTTTTAGATTGGGAACAAAAAATTCAAGTTACAATTAATGGTAGAGACATTAGTAAAGGATTAAAAAGTACTATATCAGGAATGTCTTTTGAAAAAAATGCAACAACTGGTGTTGGTGGTCCATGTAGATACTTTTTTCATGAAGAAGGTGGTATTGCTTCAAAAGCAGATAAAACTTATGAATATATGAGACCTGCATTACATTCAGGGATGATAACAACAGGTATGTTTATTATTGCAGGTTCTGTAGGTGATTTAGATCAGTGTGAACCTTTAAGAGAGTTTGTTATGTATCCTGAAGAAAATGATTTTTATTCAGTTGAAACAAATCTTTTAGATGATAAAGGGACAATAGGAAAGCATGGTTTATTTTTACCAGAACAATGGTCAATGCCTCCTCATATAGATAAATATGGAAATTCTTTAGTTGAAGAAGCAGTAATTGCCATTGATAGACAAAGAGTGGAATGGAAAGAAAATTTAGCTCCAGATAAATATCAATTACGTATATCACAAAAACCAAAAAATATTGCAGAAGCATTTGCTTTTAGAAAAGCTTCAATTTTTCCTATTTATTTACTCAATGCTCAAATGAGAAGAATTGAAGAAAAAGAATATCCTTATGAATATATAGATTTATATAGAGATGATGATGGTAAAATAAAAAGTGAAAGTGCAAAATTTTCACCAATAATGGATTTTCCAATAAATAAGAAAACAAAAAATAAAGAAGGATGTGTGATTCAATATGAACCACCTATGAAAAATCCTGAATGGGGAACTTATTATGCTTCTATTGATCCTGTGGGTGAAGGTAAGACTACAACATCAGAATCATTATGTTCTATTATTGTTTATAAAAATCCATTAGAAATAACAAGACAAAATGAAAACGGAGATGCTGAAGTTATAATAGAAAGGGATGGTATAGTAGCTACATGGTGTGGAAGATTTGATGATATTAATAAAACACATGAAAGACTTTTATTAATTATTGAATATTATAATGCTTGGACTTTAGTTGAAAATAATATTTCTTTATTTATTCAATATATGATTTCTAAAAGAAAACAAAAATATTTAATTCCAAAAAGTCAAGTATTATTTTTAAAAGATTTAGGTTCTAATAAAGCTGTTTATTCAGATTATGGGTGGAAAAATACGGGAACATTATTTAAATCTCATCTTATAAGTTATGCTATTGAATATTTAAAAGAAGAAATTGATCATGAATATGATGAATCAGGAAATGTAATTAATACTATATTTGGTGTTGAAAGAGTTCCTGATATAATGTTAGTAAAAGAAATGTCTGCATATTATGAGGGCTTAAATGTTGACCGTTTAGTAAGTTTTGCTGCATTGATTGCTTTTGCTAGAGTTCAACAATCAAATAGAGGATATAAAAAAAGAAAAGAAGATGATAATAATAAAAACTTGGAAAACTCACAAAATTTGTTTAAATTAAACAGTAGTCCCTTTCGTAATATTGGAACTAAAAATACTAAACAGAGTAAATTTAAAAAATCAAGAAATCCATATAAAAATCTTCGTTAATAAATAAGATATGCAAGTATTAAATGCTTTAGATTTAAAAAAAGGCAAAAAAGCTGATTATAATAAAATGGGTACAATCACTCAACCTGTTCAATTTTTATCACTAAAAGATAAAGATGAAGAATGGGTTTCTTGGAATATGGATTGGTTTGAATGGCAAGGTGTTCAACAATTAAAAAGAAATTCAAGAAGATTACTTAAAAATTATAAATTAGCTAATGGTATAATTGATAAAACAGATTATATTGTAGAAGAAGATAATGAATATACAGATATCATAACTACATTAATGGATGATGAATCAAGTGCACTTGAATTAAAATTTTATCCTATTATTCCTAATGTTATTAATACACTAGTTGCAGAATTTGCTAAAAGAAATACTAAAGTTACATTTAAGGCA